GCATGGGCAGCATTACCTGATGAACAACAGAAGATAGGATTTATCTACGATGATCTTAACGGTCTTGCACAAGCAGTAGGTGTAGAGTTTCAAGATTTAGACAATCACATTAAAAAAATTACAGATGCTACAATAGACGAAGTAGAGAAGGACGGAGTTTTAGATAAAGCTGCTGGTCCTTCAGCGTCTACTATGGCTGACTATATGAGATCTGAACTACTTGCACGCTATGCATCTGATACAAACGGTACAGCATCAGAAAGATATACACGTGCTAAAGAATCTATAGATAAACAATTAGGATATGTTAATGGTACTCTTGTTAATTTTGATAAAGATGGATACCGTGGATCAGGTCTATTTAGACAGAAACAAGGTAAATCTGGTGCAACTAATAGAATTATATTTACACGACTAGCTGGAGAAAACTTTGGTAATATATCTAGTTTTGAGATTGATGCTACGTTAGGTGATACTAAAGGACAGACAAGAGTTTCTGGATTAGTAGACTTAGTAGCATCAGATATGTCATCAGCTAATCCTACAATTAATAATACACATTTATATAATTTACTTACAACAGGTAAAACAAATAACCGTTTGTTAACTAAATTAATTGATGAGAGTTCATTACAAGGTGTTAAAAAAGAAGACTTTGTAAACACACTCAAGAACACAGTAGACGCAGACGCTAGAACAAAGAAAGCAGTCATGCAATGGGGTGGCGACAAGTGGTGTGATGAAATACTTGGAGCTACAGCAGCTGGATTATCAAACGATCAGAAAGCTTTACAAGTATGTGTAAATACAATTGAAGCACAGTTTGACATGCCTGCATGGAAGTTTCTACTTGATGCTAAAAATAGAGAACAGCTACAGAACTAATGGAAGAAGAAACATATGTTCCCGGCCAGATGGTCGAAGAGGAACAAGAAGCCGAATCAGCACAGCCTGTATACCCTGCTCCTTTTGGGTACAAGTTTGGTAATAGCTCTGTAGACTTATCTATGGAGAATAATCATACTACCATGAGAGATGAATACGAAGCATGGTGGAATGAAAAAGGAGATGAAAGAGACAAATTACAAGAAGAGTTTAATCAGAAATACTTTGGCATGTCTACTGATTTAGTAAGACAAAACCAACGTCAAACTAATTTAGATGCTAATAATCCACTTAAAAGATTAGACAATGTATTTCAAGGTTTATCTGCACCCGGTTTAGGTCTAGCTGATTTCGTAATGGATGCAGCTGGTACAATAGTACCCGGGTTTGACAAAGTAGATGAGAAGTATGATCAGGCTACAATGCTTGACAACCCTGCACATCAAGGTATTAGACGTGTTTCCTCTATTGTACTACCTTCTATTATAGGTGGTAATGCAATACAAGGACAGCTTAATACTAAGTTAGCTGGTGGTGCATTATTTAGTAAGCCTTGGTTTACAAAGCTATCAGCAAGTATGGCTGCACACGGATTAGGAGATGCTGCAATCTTAGGTCTAAGTGATATTGGAGAAGATGACACTTTGACTGATACATTAGTACAGTTTTTTCCTGATACATTCGGACCAAAGGGTAAACTACCTTTACCACAGTTATTTCAGACTACTACAAGCGATAGCCCCGGTGTAAGAAAGGGTAAGAACATGTTAGAGTCTGCACCGTTTAGTATATTTGGTAGTGTACTTGGAGCATTTCTCGATGTTAAAGGTGGTCACAAAGCCATGGACTGGATGGAGCCGCTAGATGACAAGTCAGCAGCTTACAAGCAGTTAAACATAAACATGGGTGGTGATCCTGACAAGCTAATACGTATTGCTGAGATTGATGAAGTACTATCATTAGGTGATAAGAATTTAAGTCGAGGTATGGAAAGACAGCTTATCAATGAAAAAATAGCATTAGAGGAATCTTTAGCTAACATTGATAACATGGATGACTACTACCGTAGATATGAGTATCTTGAAGATGTAGAGAATCAAGCAGCTATTGAAAGAAAAACTGCTAACAACTATGAACAGTTAGAACTTAACGTTAACGGACTTGATCCTGACTTAAATGCTGATGTACTTGATGATGCTGCTAAAGCTAAACAAAGTGTACCTCCCGGTAACGTAGCACGTAACATGGCAGATACAACAGCAATTAAAACTGGTACATCTTCTGGAGATCCAGCACCTCTAATTACAGATTCTATGAGACGTAAAGGTCTTATGGTAGGCTCTACAAGCCGTGATGCTATAATGGGTGTAGCTGAAGAAGCTAAAGATATAGGTAGATTTAACGCTATTGTAGATGGTGTTAGATTTAGTTCTAAAGAAATGAACGCAGCTGCATGGGGTATATATAATGATATTATAGATCCTAACGCATCACTTAAAGATGTCCAAGAATTATTTTTACAAAACAGGGACGTCAAGAATTTAATGATGGGTAAGTTTAAAATAGAAGTTATAAACGAAGATCAAGCAAGAGCAGCAGCGTTTGCTATGCGTGATCTTGTTGACAGATTTCTAGGTAGAGAAGTAACAGCTTCGTCTGCTAGAGCTATGGATACTCTAGGTAGAGAAGCTTCTACAATTGCTCAATCTATAACTGAAATGGCTCCGTTTGTCGATGACAACCGTGCTATGGATTTAATCATTAACAAGCTTGAGTTCTTAATGGATGAGTATGGACTTAATAAATACTTATCTGGTTGGTCACTACGTAACAAAAACTGGTTTGATCAATTACCTCCCGGTGATGTAAACAAAGCTGTAGATACTTTATTAAATGAATTTCAGACAGCAGAAAACTCTATACATGCTAAGAATAAAAGATTTACTAAAGAGCTTAAACAGCTACGTAAAACAAATCCAGATGCCTTACGTCCGTTAATTGATGCATATGCACATACTAATGGTGATGTAGACAGTCTCGCTAAACTATACAAATGGGCAGCAGAACAGATTACACCACTAGGACTACTTAAAAGTCCTGACCCTAAAAACTTAAACTTGTTTGCTAAGGGTGCATGGGGTGTAAGATATAACAATATGTTATCTGGTATATCAGCTTTCAGAGCTGGTGTAGGTAATGGCTCACAGCTTATACTTAGACCAATCACAGCTGTACTAGGTCATGCTGTTAAAGGTGACATGGACAATGTAATGAAGACTATTTATTACAATGGTGCTGTATGGGAAACTAACAGACGTGCATTAACTGACGCATTTAACATGATGAAAAAAGTTAACCAAGATCCTAATGCAATGTTAAATGCTTTTCGTAAAGATTATGTATTTAAAACAGACAAGGCTTGGGACATCATGGAAGGTGTTGCAAAACTGTACGAGAAAGATGGTAACTGGGGTAGATCCTATCAGCTTAAATCAGCAGCTGCATTAACACAGATGTCTAAAATGAAAGGTCTGCGTTATGGTATGACAGCAATGGTCTTTCCTGATATATTTACTAACACACACAACGCACACTACTACTCACGTGTTAAAGCATACGAAGATGTATTTAGTGAGTCTGGTTATGCAGACTGGCAGAAAATCTTTGAAGCTGAAAACAGACATTATAAGAACTTTTTTGATGAGAATGGACTGGTTAAAGATCAGGTGCTACGATCAGTTTCTGGTGAAATACAACTTAACCTAGATGACGGTGTAGCTAGCTATCTTACAGAAGCTACTACAGCATATCCTATACTCAAAGAGTTATTAGCGTTTCCACGTACTGCATCTAACTATGTAAAAGCAGCATTATCTTGGACACCTATATCAGCTATACCCGGTATTAATAAGTACGGTAAGACTATATATGCTAAATCAGCAGACGATATAGCAGCAGCACTTATGGAGCATGGTATAGACGCAAGTAAAGAACCTTTTGCAGATGCTATCTTTAAACAACTACAAGCTGAGTACGTAGGTAGACAGGCTTTTAGTGGCATACTTGTGGGTACATTATGGGGTTATGCTATGGGTGGTAACATTCGTGGTAATGGTCACTACAACGCATCTAAGCGTAACAAAGAAAGAGACGAGATGGGTTATGATCCTAAGACTATACGTATCGGTGATAACTGGTATAGTTATAAAGGTCTTATAGGAATTGAACACATACTTACACTGATTGGAGATCTTGCATACTACGCATCTGACTTAGATGAACATATGCTAGAAAACTTTATATCTAAAGCTACATGGACTATCGGTGCTACATTCTTAAACGAATCACCATTAACTATGATAGAACCTTTGTTTGATGCACTCAATGGTAATGAACGTGCATGGGCACAGCTAGGAGCTGGTCAGACATCTTGGATACCAGCGAGTGGAACATTAGGTGTACTTGCAAAAGCTATTGATTCTGCACAGAAAGATTTAGCTGGTGAAGTAGAGTCATTCGTAGCTAACAGATTACCCGGATTTAGAAATCTACTACCAAATCAAATAGATATATGGACTGGTACTCCACTTAACGACATTGACAATCCAGTACTTCGTGCACTTAATGCACTGAGTCCTGTTAAGGTAAGTGGTACAAACGAACCATGGCGTGTATTCTTACGTGACATACGTTACGATGGTCTTAGCATGCTTAAGATGGATAGCACTGGATCATACGAATGGAAACCAGAAGACAGAGAACAGATAAATACATACATAGGTGAGCAACAGTTGTTTAAACAAGTTGAACGCTTAATGAAAAATAAAAGGTATAAGAAAGAAATTGACGCTTTACGTACGTTTAGAAGATCTAGTATCCGAAGAGCTGACCAAAGAATCAAACTTAAAACTGAATTATTACCTATACACCAAGAGCTTAACATGATAATACGTGAAGCTCAAAAGCTTGCAGAGGCTAGATACCTTAGCGAGAATCCTAATATTGAACAATCTATTATTAACGCTCAACTTGCAAGAGAAGAGATGAAAGTAGGTAATGTAAATGAAGCCGCCAACATACAACAAAAGGATTTAGAAACACGACAATTAATTAATTACGGTAACTAACATGAGTGCTGTTACAGAAAACAACTATACTGGTAACAATAGTACGACAACGTACTCTTTCACATTCCCATATCTTAAGACCTCGGACATTATAGTAAGTCTCGATGGTGTGGCTACTACGGCTTTTACACTAGCCAATGCAACCACAATACAATTTAATACTGCTCCTACTACTGGAGCCTTAATCAGAATATTCAGACAAACCACAGTTGATGAGTTAACAGCAACATTTTATGCTGGTTCGGCAATCAAATCAGAAGATCTAAACGATAACTTTACACAAAACTTATATGTTACACAAGAGGTAAACCAAAGGTATGTTCCGACTACTGGAGGTACTTTTACTGGTAATCTAGATCTTGGTAACAATAAAGTTACTAATCTCGGTAATCCAGTTAATGGCGGTGATGCAGTTAATAAAACTACATTAGATTCTAGCATTGATACTGCTATCGAATCTGACATTTTAGCTGGTACTGATTTATCAAAAACTGCAAGTGGCGGTCAAGTAACCATTAATCATGACGTTGCTGGTGCAGACACAACTATCAATAACAGCAATGGTAACGTCATTCAAGATATAACTATCTCAGCTCAGGGTCACGTTACATCAGCTGGTTCTGTTGACTTAGATGGCAGATATTACACAGAGACTGAGTTAGACGCTGGTCAGTTAGATAATAGATATTACACCGAAACTGAACTCGATGCTGGACAGTTAGATAACAGATATTATACAGAGACCGAGCTAGATGCTGGACAGTTAGATAACAGATACTATACTGAAACTGAGCTAGACGCTGGTGCTCTTGACCCATTATATTTTAGACAAGATAGTAGTGAGACTATATCTAGTGGACAAACTTGGTCTGCCGGTGATACTTATGTAGCTACAACAGCTGCAATTGATGCACGTATTATTGACTTAGTTGATGAAGTTGGTGGTTTTGATATCGTCAACGATGAACAAAGTTTTCCCGATACAAACCCCGGCGGAACTACAGGACAAGCAGCTGTTTTAAGTATCAAAGCAGCTAGCACAGCTTTAGTTCCAAGCGGTACAACAGTTACTATAACTAATGGTAACTTAGCTAATAATGCAGATATTACGATTACTGGTGTACCTAGTACAATCGCTCAAGGCTTTGGATTCTTAGTTGAATCTACAAGTACATTACATACATACACATTTCATAGATTAGTACCAAAGGCAACAGAGGTTACAACAGTTGCTAGCAATGCAACGGCTATAGCAAATGTTGGAAATAATATAACCGCAGTAACTACTGCCAATAACAATATAAGTGACATCACTACTGTTGCTAACAACAATTCTAATGTTACTGCTGTAGCTAATAACTCTAGTAATATAAATAGTGCGGTTTCTAACGCAAGTAATATTAACGCTGCGGTTTCTAACGCAAGTAATATCAACACTATTGCTGCTAACGTAACAAACGTAAATACTGTTGGTACTAATATTGCTGACGTTAATACAGTTGCGACTAATTTAACTGACGTTAGTGCTTTTGCTGATAGATATCGGATTGCTTCTAGTGATCCATCATCGAGAGCTGAC